TACATTTGATATAAGTTACATCTGATCTATCAGTTTTAAAATCACCGATACCCCAAGTTATGATTTGTTTATTAGATTGATTTTTTACTGTGATCGCCAACATTTCTTCTATTGGATTTTCTATATCAGGAAAACCATTTTCAGCAGTACACTCTATATCGACTGTAAATATTTTAATTAAATCTTTATCAAACTTTACTTCTTCTGGATATTCGTTTGCGATATATTGATATTGATACCGATCCATTCCATACAAGGGTGAACTACCTGTATTATAGCTTTTTTTAAATTCTCTTGCCTTTGAAATACTACTAAAATGAATTGGTTGTAACGTTTGACCTTGTAATGTTTTAAATTTTGAATCTTCTTGTGAACGAGCATATAACGTAGGATTGAAGTCAATCTTTTCTTTATACTCTTTACCCTCGTGTATACCACGAACAAGTAATTTGCCTCTATGTTCAATAACGCTTTTATAAAAATTCACTTAAGGTTCCTCTTTTAAACGATTCTACATTCTTCTTATTATACACATAATCCTTTGATAAGTCAAATGGTATTTTGGTCGTTGTTGTATAGTCTTTTTCGCCTGGTCTTTTTATCTTCCATACTAAATCTTTACCCTTTGGATAGTTAGTTGTCCATTCTGTTGTAGATTTTTTTAACCATCTTCTATATTTTTTAGTCATAGGATAAATGTATCTAAATTGTTTACCTTTAACTCTACTTAATTTTAATTCTATTAATTGTTGAGGATTTGGTCTCATACCTACTTTACGATTTTTAGTGTTAGGTATTATTCCTTGTAATGTTCTTGGGTGTATCTTCTCACCTGTTTCTGAAACATATGTATCTGTAAATGAGAAACCACCATATAAAAAATTAGCAGCTTGATATACATAACCAGGTTTACCAACTAAACCATCTGCCCAAGTAAACAAATATTTTATAGTAGTGTTTTCTTTTAACCAAGATATTGCTGAAGATAGTAATTGCGATTCACTATTCCTAAGTAGTTTATCATCTAAGCACATCTTACCTATCTCGTAATAATCTTTTGTGTCTAGCTCTGGAAACAACTTTTGTATTGTATGTTTAGGTCTTGTACCCCAACCAAATGTAATCACACCAACTAACTCCTCATTATCAAAATAACCTAGATAGTGTTTTGTCAATCTAGGCATTACTGCTGAATAGTGTCTAGTAGAAACAAACTCTGCCGCAGTGTATTTGTTTACTATTTTTAATATCATATTGTTAAATATTTCCAACTATACGGAAACTCTTTATCACAGATTTTATACATCTCGTCTGCAACATCTCTGGTTTCTTTTTGTGTATCTGGTTTACATCTTAAATTACATACCCTAGAAAATGCGTATAATGTTCCTGACCAATACCATTCTGTCATCATTGATTGTGGTAATACCATTCGTGCTTGTTCTGGCGCCACACCTTTTGTTAACAAAGTATTATAAAGTATTAGACAACTCTCCATCGCTGTTTCCATATTATGATTGATTGTTTGGTCTAGTTTTATCTCACCATCACTACCTTGTTTAGAGTTCTTTGGTCGTCCTCTCCATGTTTCTGGTTTATATAGTTCTGGTGGAAAGTCAACATAACGCCTACTGACTTCATTCCAAGCTAATCCTACTTGATGTTTAACTAATTGTCTTGCGACAAAGATTGGTGCTTTAATTCTAAATTGTAAACTTGCGTGAGCAAAAGGTGACCAATGATTATGTTCTGCTAGATACTTAATAAGTTTCTCATCAGAAAAATCAAAACTTGCTTTAGTCTTTGAATAACTTACTCTAGCAGCATTTACTACTGTCAAGTCATTCCCCATTTTATCTACTAGTTCAACTTTTATCATAATTAAATTTTGTGATTATCCAATAAATGTACAACCAAACCATCGTGTTTCTTTTCTAATTGTATTTGACAAGCTAATCTACTTTGCATACGATCATAGCCTTTTTCATATTCAATCAAATCTGTTTCTACTGAACCTTCATTAGGTTGACCCACAATTAAAGTCCAGTTTCTGTCTACTAGTACATGGCAAGTAGCACATGCACAACAGCCTGAACAATCTGCTGGTATTTCATCAATGTCAGCATTAGGAGAATAATCTCTAGCAGCTTCCATCAATGTCATACCTTCATCTACCTGGACAGGAATCACTTCCTCTCCTCTAACGAAATTAACCGTTATCATTATAACTTCGGTACTGAATTTTCGGTAATTAAACCAGGTGTCTTCGCAGATATGATACTGCTTGTATTTTGTGCATATGATTTTAGTAAATCATCTTTTGGTTCTGTTTGAAAAACAATCTTATCTTTAGTAACAGTAATTGTGTCACTCTTACCAAAAGCATTATACAATGACATCATCAATTGTATTGGTTGTCCTGGTGCTGATTGTTGAGGTATGATTACAAATGGTTTGTTTAAACTCACACCATCGTCATTTTCACCCACTTTAGCAATTACATCTTCGCCGGTAGTCATTCTTAATATCTTCACGTCTTGCATAATATCTCCTATTTGTGTTTCATTATATCATAACTTGACTTGTTTGTCAAGGTTAATCTTTATCAAAGCCAATTTTATCTTCTTTGCCTTTTTTATCAACCGGTTTCAATCGTTTACTCAATACAAATGTTCTATTAGGGTTGACACTAATATTCATTAATCGCATTAAATCTCTATTTACCAATAAGTCTGAACCTGATCTAGGTCTTGCGTCTAAACCTACTTCTATATCTTTATATGTAAAACCATTAAAAGTTAAATTCATTAATACTGTTGGTCTTGTTTCTGATGGTTCTTCTCCATCAGCGTTTGCTCTATAAACTTTACTTATACCATGTCTTGGTTTACTAAATGTTTTACCATCATATGTCCATTTAACAATCTTACCATCTTCTAAAATTTTGTCTGCATGTAAAGCACAAGCTTTTGATCCATTACCTGTATCAAACTTAACTCTTACTTTGCCTATTTCATCTAACTCAACTGTTTCTAACCAACCAGTTTCTATAAGTGATTGTCTGTCCCAATGAGTTCTATCAGAAATATAATCTATCACATTGGCCATCATTTGTTCACCATCTATTCTACCAGCTGGTTCTGCGTCAGCATAGTAATCTCTATGTTGATAGCCTTCGTAATCAGCGCCTGATCCAGGACTACCATTTACTTCTAATAGATATGGTTTGTTTTTAAATATAATATGATCTACACCACACATATATGCTCTGGAGACTCTAGCTGCCTTTAATACAAGTTCTCTTTCTTCATCACTTAATTTATAAGGTTCTGCCTCTGCGCCTCTGTGTGTGTTTGATCTGAAGTCATAACTACTATGGCTTCTTTTTGTACTAGCAAATATTTTATTATCTACTACAAATGTTCTTACATCAAAATCACTAGGCATATATTCTTGTATTAGAAGTTCTGCTTTTAATTTCCACATGGCTTGTACAGTCGCCACAAGGCCTTCGTAACTTTCTATTTTGATTACTCCTACGCCTTGTGTTCCTGTTAGTGTTTTTAATATGATTGGGAATTTCCCCCCTATCATATCAACACCACTTTTAATATTGTTTTCGTTTGAAATGAATGCTGTTTTTGGAGTTGGTAATCCAAATTTTTCAAATAGTAAAGCTGATGTTAGTTTATTATCACAAGTCAGCATTGATGCTCTTGTGTTTATCATAAACGCTTGTGAGTTTTGAAATGATGATATTAATGAAAGACCTGCTTCGTCTTCAAGTGCTCCACCTCTAGTTATACAAACTGTATCTCTACCTACAAAAGTATGTTCACCTTGGTTACCATCATAGTTGTAAACAGTAAGTGTTCCTTTGTCTTCGTCTTTAGCTGTGATGATAGTTGATTTAGTGTTTACAATAACACACTTGATACCTTTTTTCTTACACGCTTTTTGTATAAGATCAGCAGTAGTGTTTTCTTTTGGGTCCTTAGAGTCAGCCACAGTTACCATAGCAACTGTTATAGCCTTGCCTTTACGACCTATATCTGTTTCTGTAATAAACTCTTTAAACTTCGGTACTTGCATTGTCAGTATTATCCTTGGCTTCCACTTTTTTCCCTATATTATATTTTGCCGATAAGTTCCACTCTTTTTTTTCTTTAAAAGGTAATACTTTGATTTGTGATAATGGAGCTTTATCCGCTGATTTAGGCTTGTCCACTATATCAATTAAATTCCAATCTTGTAATAAGATAGAGATTGTGTTTCTTCTTTGAATATCGTTTTGTGTTAAAGTTGCTTTCTTACCATCTAACGCAAATAGTTCTTTAAAATGTGTTATGAAATATTTACCTTGTTTGTGTAATATATGACAACTTTGAAATAGTGTCTTGTCTTTTCTACTTGCAACACCTATTCTAGTTAAAGTCTCTCTGATCTTTAAAAAGTCATCTGGTTGCTTGATGGTAACCTCTAACATACTGTCAGCGGTCCAGTTGATTGTTTCCTCATTCATTATTTTGTTCTCCCACCTTTTAAAAGGCTAACCTTAATTAATTCAATTTGTTTATCAGTAAGTAAAGTAAGAGCGTCTTTAGCCTTCTCATTGCTATAACCATAATACTCTTTTACATACTCTAAATTCTTCAACTTGGCCTGTGATAACCACTTGCCACCAAATCGCTTCTTTTTTCTAATACTATTTATATAAAAATGAAACTGAGTTTTCTTATCTAGGAAGTGATAGCCATTCATTTCGTTGGCTTGAGCAATACAGTCGTAATGCACGGAAAGACACTTGTTTATAACAAAAGGAGGGTATTTCTTTTCCCAAGTTTCGTCTGTTGTGTCTAATAAATTTTCTTTAGTAAAATTGATTGCGTTTAGATAACTAGCTAGTGTGTAATCTTCTGCCATGTTTGCTCCATAATAAAATTTTTTTCACTTACTTACGCTTGTTGTGTCTACCCATATACCAATCACCTGGTTCGTAATTCCAACGTTTACCATGATGACCACGTATATCAGCCCAAAACATTCTAGCTTTCACTATCAATGTTTTGAATAATGTTCTTTTTGCCATTTCTCGTATAACTCCCTTTGCCTTTTTTTGCTTTTACTACACTAGGTTTAAACTTCGGAGTTCTTACTTCTTTGGCAACAGGATTGGTTTTGAATATTCTATCCCAACTTTCCCTATACTTGTCATTTGATAATCTACTTCTACCGTCCCACTTACCTGGCATAATATCCTCGTGTTATTTCTATTTAGTTTATTTGAATTTACAACCTGCCATTATCTCTGTTAAACAAGCGACCATGTTAATCTCTTGGTCAGCGACAAAAGCTGATTTGTATTGATACCCAGCAATAATCAATATCGCCTGAGGTACTGACTTTGCGTCTAAACTAGTATATAGTGTCTCATACAACGTCTTAAACAAGGAGGAAGCCTCTTTGTCCAAGTTCTGTACTACCCATTTTCTCATGTCGTTAAATCTCTTGTCTTTAAGTAGTTTTACAAGTTCTTTAGTATTCACCTCACCTAGATTGAATAATATACCACTATCAATTTTACCCCTTACGGAATATCTTTGTAGTTCGTTTATTGTTCTTCTAAAGTCAGGATAATACTTTTGAATTAACTCTGCTAATACTTTCTTATCAAACTCTATATTTTGATCTTTAAGCACACCCTCTAGTCTAGCTAGAAAGGCAGTAGCAGTTTTAACTCTTTGACCATTTACAATTTTGAAATCAATCACAGTACATCTGGAGTGTAGAGCTGGTATGATTTTGTTTTTGTAATTACAGGTAAAGATAAAACGACAATTCTTATAAAAAGTTTCTATAAAATTACGGAGAGCTGGTTGAACACTATCAGCATTCATATAATCAGCCTCGTCTATTATAACAACTTTATGATTAGCGTCTTCAGTAAGAGAAACAGTAGAGGCAAAGTTTTTAATTTTACTTCTAACTGTATCAATTTGTCTACCTTCATCGGAACCATTAATGATGATATAATCAGCACCTAGTTCTTCACATAAAGCTCTAGCGACAGTAGTCTTACCTGTTCCAGCGCTTCCTGATAAAAGTAGATTTG